TCGCAAAAGCACTCGGAAAGTAATACCCACCACATTCCCCCTACTCGTCCGGCTATCGCAGACGGGAAGCGCACAACCAAATTTCAGGAGAGACCATGAGTGAAGTAACGGATTTAGTCGTTATCGAAAAATCGAGCGCAATGGCTGTATTCACCAATAACGAGCAGCTCGATCCAATCATTGAAAAAATCGAGAAAGAAGCTCGTAGCCTGGTGCCGGATGTGTCGACCCGTAAAGGCCGCGACGCTATCGCATCCATGGCTCACAAGGTGGCACGGTCAAAAACCTACATCGACAACGCCGGCAAGGATCTGGTTGCTGAGCTTAAAGCCCTGCCGAAGCAGATCGACGAAAGCCGACGCATTGTCCGTGAGCGACTTGACGCGCTGAAAGATGAAGTGCGTCGCCCACTAACCGAATGGGAAGCCGAGCAGGAACGCATTAAGGCAGAAGAAGCCATGAACGCGCTGCACGCCGAAGCGCTGGTGATGAACGAAGAGTTAGACCGCCAGCGTGCCGCGCAGATCGAAGCAGACCACGAAATGGCTCTGCTGATGAATGACAAGTTTGACCGTGACCGCGAAGAGCAGCGCCGCCAGGCGGAACAGGCTCAACGTGATCACGAAGAGCGGATTAAACGTGAAGCGGCAGAACAGGCCCGGCGAGATGCCGAAGCGAAGCACAAAGCAGAGATTGAAGCCGCAGCGCGCCGTGAAGCTGAAGAGAAAGCACGTGCAGAGATGGCGGAGCGCCAGCGCATTGAAGCGGAACAGCGTGCGGCACGTGAGAAGCAGGAAGCGGAAGCTCTGGCAGAACGCGAAAAGGCCGCGGCGGTTGAGGCTGAGCGCCTGAAGGCAAAACAGGCAGAAGAGAAGCGCCTGGCCGAAGAGAAACGCAAGGCCGACGAACAGGCAAAACGTGAGGCTGACGTGAAGCATCGCAAGACGGTCGGCACCAACATCGTTAACGCGCTCACTAGCCACACAAGCTTAACCCGCGAACAGGCTATCGAAGTGCTTACCGCTCTGAAAGATGACCTGATCCCCTGCGCGAAAATCCACTACTGAGGAAACCATGAACGCATACCTCACTTACGACCGCATCGAAGATCGGCGATGGGCTGAACAGCAGCTCACCGACGAGAAGGAGAAGTGGGTCAACGACCGGGCACAGCAAATCATCGACATGATGCCAAAAGAGCCGTCTGGCCTATTCCACTTCACGATCCCTATTGATTCCAGCCCATACGAAGGACTTCGCAGCGATAAAGCTGGCGAGGCCTACAACGATTTCATTTCGGCAGTTGCTTACGCCCAGGCGGAATACGACTGGGAACACCGTACCGGCTGCCCGTTTTAATTTTTGAGGGGATTAACGATGGCAAACGAATTAACAATCACGGCGAGTGCGCTGGCGGAAAAAGGTATCGACGTCGCTACCTGGAGCGCGCTGAAGAACAGTATCTACCCTGGCGCCAAAGACGAATCGGTAATGATGGCGCTCGATTACTGCCGTGCCCGCCAACTTGATCCACTACTGAAGCCTGTCCACCTCGTGCCGATGAGCGTCAAAGACTCGAGAACAGGTAAAAGCGAATGGCGCGATGTGGTCATGCCGGGCATCGGGCTTTACCGCATTCAGGCAGACCGCTCCGGCGATTATGCCGGGGCTCGTGAGCCGGAGTTTGGTCCAGACGTAACTCAGACGCTTACTGGTGTTGAGGTGACCTTCCCTCAGTGGTGCAAATACACTGTTTTCAAGCGCATGCCCAGCGGCGAGATCGTCGAGTTCAGCGCTAAAGAATACTGGATTGAAAACTACGCCACCGGTGGCCGCGACACCACTGCACCGAACGCGATGTGGAAAAAGCGCCCATACGGCCAGCTGGCGAAATGCGCAGAAGCTCAGGCGTTGCGTAAGGCATGGCCTGAGATTGGACAGCAGCCTACCGCTGAAGAAATGGAAGGTAAATCACTGGACGTTGATATCCGTGACGTCACGCCGCGCAGCACCACTGAAGCGCTTCCACCAGCAGCAAGCGAAGAAACGCTTCAGGCGATCACCGATCTCTTAACGACCCTGGATAAAGACTGGGAGCAAGACTTCCTCCCTGTGTGCAGCGACATCTTCAAACGGCCAATTCTTGAGGCGTCAGACCTCACTGAAGAAGAGGCACAGAAAGGGTTCAACTTCCTTCAGAAAAAAGCTAAGGCGGCAGCATGACACCCGAAATTATCCTGTCCCGTACCGGCATTGACGTAACCACCATCCAACAGGGCGATGAGGCGTGGCACCGGCTGCGCCTCGGCGTCATTACTGCCTCTGAAGTGCACAACGTCATTTCCAAGCCGCGCTCCGGTACCAAATGGACGGGCATGAAGATGTCCTACTTCCACACCCTACTCGCCGAGGTATGCACCGGCGTCGCGCCAGAGGTTAACGCCAAGGCGCTGGCCTGGGGCAAGCAGTACGAGGAAGACGCCCGCACCCTCTTTGAGTTCACCACTGACGTGAAAGTCACGGAGTCTCCGATCTTGTTCCGTGACGAGAGCATGCGCACCGCGTGCTCCCCTGACGGCCTTTGCAGTAACAATTTCGGCCTAGAGCTGAAATGCCCGTTCACATCCCGCGACTTCATGAAATTCCGTCTCGGCGGTTTCGAAGCCATTAAGTCAGAGTACATGGCCCAGGTGCAGTACAGCATGTGGGTAACCGGAAAAGACGCCTGGTTCTTTGCCAACTACGACCCGCGCATGAAGCGAGAAGGCATTCACCACGTAGTCGTTGAGCGGGATCCGCAGTACATGTCCGACTTCAACGAAATGGTGCCGGAATTCATCGAGAAGATGGACGAGGCGCTGGCGGAGATCGGTTTCACGTTCGGGGAACAGTGGAAATGAAACGCACACCCTTTTACCGCAGGCCCGGGCGAACCGGGCAATTCTCGGGCCTCCGCGAGCGTGTTATCTGGATGATTCAAACGCGCGGCCGCCCGGTAACAGGCAGCGAAATCGCTGAGAAGTTTGGCGTAACACTAATCGAGTTTAACCGGGTCGCCAACGGCATTACCCGCGGCTCCGGACAGATAGCGCAGATCGTTGAGTCGGAGAAATGGTTCAACGAGGATGGAATCTGCGACCGGACATTCGACCTGGTCACGAAGCCAAAGGTCGTAACGCCGCAGGGTAAATCACGGTTGTTCACCCGGAGCGCCATTGAGCAATCGCAGGAAGGCAGGCGGCAGGAGTGCATTGAACGTGCAGAACGCCGTAGCCGCCTGATTGCTCAGGGCCTCTACATCGACGAAATGGAGTCCATCCTATGACTCACGCTCACGACGACATCATGGTTGGCACACTGTGCCTTCCCTTCATTGGTAACGGCTGGCTAATGCCATGGGGTGAAGTGGTCAGTAATCCATTAAAGGCGCAGCGGCTCGCTGAGGAATATCGGGAAAGACAGGAGGCGACATGAAATACGGAAGCGTGTGCAGCGGAATCGAGGCTGCCAGTAAAGCATGGGAACATCTCGGCTGGAAACCAGCCTGGTTCTCTGAAATCGAACCCTTCCCCTCAGCAGTCCTCGCCCGCCACTGGCCGGAAGTAACCAACCTCGGCGACATGACCAAAATCGCCGATGAGGTGCGCGCTGGTAATGTCGAGGCACCTGATATTCTGGTGGGCGGCACGCCTTGTCAGGCATTCAGTATCGCAGGTTTGCGTGAAGGCCTGTCTGATGACCGCGGCCAGTTAACCCTCTCTTACGTGGAATTAGCCAATGCAATCGACGCAAAGCGCCGCGAACGCGGTGAGCCAGAAGCAATCATCGTCTGGGAAAACGTCCCCGGCGTGCTCAGCAGCAAAGACAATGCCTTCGGGTGCTTTCTGGCAGGGCTTGCCGGAGAAAGCAGTGAGTTGCAGCCAGCAGGGGAAAAATGGACGCACGCAGGTTGTGTGTCTGGACCAGAAAGGGTTATCGCCTGGCGCGTCCTTGATGCTCAATTTTTCGGAGTGGCCCAACGACGCCGCCGTGTGTTCGTTGTCGCAAGTGCTAGAAAAGGATTCGATCCCGCAGCGGTACTTTTTGAGCTCGACAGCGTGCGCCGGGATTCTGCGCCGAGCCGAGAATCGCAAAAGGCTGTTGCCGCCCTTACTGCACGAGGCGTTGGAACGTGTGGCGCAGACGACAACCAGGCACAAGCTGGACATCTGATTGCTTTTGGCGGTGGCAATACTGCTGGTCATATTGATGTGGCGACCGCCTGCACCGCGCACGGGATCAGATTGGATTTTGATACTGAGACTTTCGCAGTGCACGGCACGCAGGATCCAGATACCAATTGCGAACTGGCGCACACACTTGGCCGCAACAACGGACAAGAAAACGCCTGCATCGCATTTAGCTACAAAGATAATGGCGCTGATGCGACGTCAGATCTATCGCCAACGATTCGCGCAGGAAACCACGATAAAAGCCATGCTAACAGCGGACAGCCTCCTGCTATTGCGTATGCATTCAAGGCCGGACAGGGTGCTAAAGCCGGTGGAATTGGTTACGCAGAAGAGCAATCTCCGACATTAACCAGCGCCAGCAGCGGAACCAACCTTGCACCGGCAGTAATGCATGGTGTGTCCGTACGCCGACTTACGCCGATTGAGTGCGAGCGCCTTCAGGGCTTTCCTGATAATCACACTCTGATAGGCTGGCGCGGAAAGGATGCAGATGAATGCCCGGACGGACCACGTTATAAGGCCATCGGCAATAGCATGGCGGTACCGGTAATGCGCTGGATCGCAGAGCGCATTGCAGCAGCTCTGCCAACAGAGAAGCTAAACGGTGATTACGGCGGAAGTAAAACACCGCTCGACCAGCGCGACCTCTGGCGCACTCCACCAGCCCTCTTCGCTGCACTGGATGCTGAGTTCTGCTTCCAGTTGGACGCCGCCGCTGCATCGCATAACGCGCTGTGCCGGAAGTTCATCACCGCCGAGCAGAACACACTGGAGACGCCCTGGGCTGATTACCTGAATGTTCCCGGCTACGTCTGGCTGAACCCTCCATACAGCGACATCACTCCGTTCGTGAAAAAGGCCGCCGCCGAGAGCATCAATCAGATCGGCACGGTCATGCTTGTCCCAGCAGACACTTCGGTTGGCTGGTTCAGGGAGGCAATCCAGACCGCAAGCGAGGTTCGCTTCATTACCGCCGGGCGGCTGGCATTTATCAACCCGGTCACCGGAAAGCCAGTAAGCGGCAACAGCAAAGGGTCGATGCTAATCATATGGCGACCGTACCCGCGTACACACTGCCACTTCGCAACTGTGGATCGGGACGAGCTTATGGCTTTCGGGGCGAAACTTCTCGCCCGCAGGGAGGCCGTATGACGCCAGAGCAAGACAATGCAGTACGCGCACAGGGACGTAAATGCGTGGCAGAGATTCAGCAGGCTATGAAATGCAGGCCTAAGCCGAAATGGAATGCAGTAGTTCCGCCAATCATCAAGAAGCATCACCAGAAAATTGCGCCGCTGGGTATTAGCCTGGTGGCATTCGTTAGCAGCATCGGTCGCATGCAAG